GCTCCTTCAAGGAATCCAATAAGGAAACCTTTACACCCTTGGCCCTAGACTCGAGAGTCTAGGTGAGCAAGGGGTTCCCACCCGAGTGCCAAGTAGGCACTCGAGGACACTACCCGACCCGCTTCCCACTGATAAGTGGAGAAAAGGGAATCGATCGGGGGACTCTCGTCCTCCAGTCGTCTTTCAGAAAAATACTGAAAGAGGGAGTGTTCCCCAGATGAGAGGACCCGAGAAGCTTGTCCGCGAGGACGAACGACTCGGTACTCACTGCGTTGTAGTTCTATATTCCACCTCTCACGGTGAGAAGAAAGATCTAGACCACAGTAAGACCTCAAACCTGGAAACCCACAGTCTGCAGCCACCACAGGAAGGTTCTTGCGAACCCAGTGTGGTAATGTTGATTCGATGTATGCTGCCGTACGCCAGAACCCCTTCAAAAAGAAGTTGTTCGACGCATCGATAGCCGACATCACAGACGTGGGGCGGGCACTGTTAGCAACAGCGTTCATGCGAGCAGGAGTGACATCAAAGCCATTCCACGCATCCATGCCGCAAGACTCGCGGAAGTTACCTTCCACGAAGCTTTTTGAGTTATTGACCTTAAGGCCAAAACGCTCTAAGTTGCTAGTCATCCGCCAGTAGTGTTCGGAAGGGATGATAATATCATCACCGAACACGCGGACCCTTCTCCCGACAGCCTTAATAGACGCTGAGCTGACATCGGTGCCTTCCTCAAAAAGGACGGTACTAATGCCAATCAAGGCAAATATTATAGACTGTACAGGAAAGGTGCACGCAGATCCCATGGTAGTAAATTTCCGCAAAGGAAATCTACGAGGAGAATTGACCCGGACTTTCGTCCCATTGTCAATCCACCTAGACCTGGATGAGTGGAAAGCGCGGATCAGGCTAGGATTAGCCCGAAACACGCGTTCTACCAACCAACACGAAACGCGATCCGATGCGGCCGAAAGGTCGATCGTAGCGTGGGAACGTGTACGGGATGCTTCAAGAACTAAATCCCGTGAGGGATTTTGGTCAGAGAGGGAAATTGAATTCCCAAGATGACCTCCGTTCTTGATCCCACTCACAAGATATCGTAAGATCTTCTGTTGACACCATTGGTGCGCAACAGGTTCACTAGCGATAAGTCTTGGACCTTTAGCAGTCTTCGGAACCGTGAGAAGTTTCGAAGAAGGTTCAAGGTCAGAGTGAGACGAAGCAGAGTCAGCCCACTCACTATAACTCCGGAAGGCGTTATCAGCGAAAGGAAAGACTTCTTCGAGCTTAGCCGACCAATGGGGGAATGAGTATTTAGACTCACCACCTCGAAGATCGGCTACGGCACCCGGTCCGTGTCTGCTGGGCCACTCGGCTTCGACGAATTCCCCAAAACTGGTTGTGACGATGTCACAAACCCGTTGGAAGGTATCGGCGATACCGCGTAGCTCGGCGAGGGCGAGGGGCTCCGGATTGTGAAGTCCAGGGTCCCCAGCATGATCTTCACAGCAAACAGTATCACCAAGGTGTATACTGCGAGACTGAGAAGTGTCAATACGATCACCATCCCAATTGAGGGTCGGTGCTCGTACCTCACTTTCGACGGTGTAGAACTCTCGGACTGCATCAGCAGTCCGGGAAATCGAACATTCATACTCAAATCCTTTGGCAAATTGATAAATTTGCCTCAGGGTGAGAATGACGAACGGATCTACATCAGAAAGTAGACTACCACTAAGACGGTCAAAGACCCTCACAAGCAATCCCGAGAATAATCTCGGCAATGCACTGCCAGGCCAGCGACTACCCCCAAGAGGGAGCGCTGACTTGGTATAGGAGGCATGAGCAAGGCAGGCATCGAAATGCTTACCTAGCGCAGGGAGGTCTAGGAGAAAAACTCCTAGACCCCTACTTTGACACAAATGGGAGAGACGAAGTAAATCGAACTCTACCTCCTTAGCGTCAGACGGGTAGACCGCAAGGTAATCCAGAAGGATATTCCTTGCGACGCCCTGAAGCACGATTAGGTCGCGATTAGACATGGGATTTCTCCGTGTGTCCGACCGCCTAAGGACTATCCTTGCTTAAGGGATAGTCACGACGACATTAGAATGTCGTCTGCCAACCGACGAGTTCGCTCTTGTAGGTGACAGCGATGTCACAAAGAGCTTCCAAGACGGTCTGCGACTCCGTACCATCGGAATTCGGATCACTCCGAGCAACGATGTACGCCGTCTCGGTCTTACCGAGCGGAAGATCAGCCGTAGGAAATGTCCGAACAGACAATTCCATATTATGGCGATCCAGAGGCGTAGCACTTCCTACTGCCTTTTCCTTCGAGTGCCTCACAAGGAGGTTAAACTCTTGGGTAGAAGTCCGGGTCATATAGCGCGAAGCGCCATTAGCCTCGGAAATTTGGGTGACCACAATTGTGTCCATCCCGTAGGAAAGTGAAATGGTATTAGGCACGTGCTTCGTCCTTTCAAAGACAAGGGTGTGTTTAAAATCACCCAATTGGTGGAGGAGAACCTCCGCCAGCTGCTTGCAAGCCTTTCCCCGAGCGGGGATGCTTGAAAGCTAGTCCAGAGAGGATCAACATTTGGTCAGCCGAAAGTATCGGATTTGACCAGGTAAGCTGGAGATGTTCGGGGTACACACGAATTTTCGTATCCCGATACATAGTAACGCTTCCATGAGCACTCTTAAAAGTGCGAGAGGTGAGGAGGTGCTGCATTATGCAGACATCCTCTGGATGGGCGAGGTTGGAATTCTGGTTGGCCTCCAAAAGGTCACCAAAGTTACCAAACCAATCGCCTAACCACGAAAATGGAATTAAATTCCATGCGTCCACAGCATATCCGCTTAGATTCTTTTCGGGAGCAATCCCTAAAAGGAGCTTGCGGATCTTACTGCGATTCGCTTTCGACCCCTGGATATACGTATCAAAGGAGCTGTCCGGTATCCACCGGCATACTCCCCAGGTACGGGCACGACTAACAGTTTTTAGCGTGCCACTTAACTCCGGATCACGTCCAGCAACAAAATCCGCTGGCCCCACCGAAGAATAAGTCTTATCCTCAAGGACTCGTTTAACATGCGCCCCTCCTTTGTTATTAAGGCGAACAAGCTCTCGTGACCGTTTATCAACGGCTTCGGAGAGACGGGTCATCTTAAGAACATCGGAAACGAACGGTAAGATGCCAAATCTGACACCTAAAGATGATGCATAGTTATCACCTTTAGTTCTTATCGTCTGGGGAAGCGACTTTACGTCATGCATACTTTCACCTAAGAAAGTAGGCAACGAAACTGAGGCCCGAGACGGATTAGTCCGTTTCAGGAGTTCCACAGCTTCTGGACCACCATCACTGGTAAGGTTCAGCCGTAAAGGCGGTATATGCTCCGTGTACATAATATCCTGCACCGAAGGGGGCAGGTAATTATCGAACACGTGTCTGACGTCTTCAGGATCGGTCCAAATTAAATTGATTCCGGTCGTTGAAGTCATCCCCCACTTTTCACTCCGAAAATACCCTCCTGAAGAAGAAGGATATGCATCGGTGGTGATCTCGTGGTAAGTGGGAATCATATCTATCGGCGTAAAGTCGATAAATGAATCGTCAGAGGCGTGAGTACGTCGTATGGAACCAAATAGGTTTCCATGCGAACGCTCTCTCGTCCTATACATCGCGTGTCTCCAATAGAGGTACAGAGTAGAGACCTTCGTCTCGAGGGCCCCGTTAGGG